CTTGTATATCTCCGCCGTTCGGTGTAACCGGCAATCCGGTTGCGTCATCAATATAAGCAATCAACCGGCTAGTTCCCTCAACACCGGTATCTTGATAGATGACAAGGGCCTCGGAAACATCCCCGGTTACGCTCGAAAAGGTCACGTCCGCCGCATCTGCCACCCCTGCATCCACGGTCTTGCTGGCCAGGTTCCCAGACGTCGCAACCCTGGCACCAGCCGCAATATCTGCAAGATCCTCATGCGTAGCCAGGTTGACGGTATAGTCTGCCGTATCGACCAAGCACACCTTGATATTGTCGGTATCCCAATCAATCGAGCCGTCAAGGAATCCCTCGCGGCCATGATCATATAGTGCGTTTGCCATCGGTCAGCCCTCCCAATTAAAAAAGGCCGTGAGGGTCCCGGGCTAACCCTCTTCCCTCACGGCCTATGTTATTTTCTTGCTGTCTGAACTGTTTACGGCTGAGTGATGTTCCCTAACAGATAACCGGCACCGGTGAATACGAAGGCATCGTCATCAACATAATGCCTCACGCGGTATATGTTGCTTCTGGTCTGCTCTTCCCGATACTGTTCCACGATCAGATTTTCGGGGCTATCTTCCGTCCATAAAAAGGTACGGCCCAGGCACGGGTCCCGTAAATCATTGCTACCCGATGCTACCTTGGCCAACAACACATACTCATCATTCCAGACATCAGCCAAGGTAAAATTCTTGCCCTTCTTGGTGCTATCATAGATAGCATTGCCCACAAGGAGCCGCTCAACATCCAAATATTGAGCAACAATCTGTTTCTGGGCCTCAAAGGTGCTCATCAAATGTGGGTTGGTATACTTCAGATAATCCTTGAGTTCCGCACATATCAGCAGATTCTCGAACACTTTCTTGGACATGGCTAACGCATTCGGCTCCAGTCCGGACGCGGCCCGCATTGCCTGTTTCCCGGCCAAAACATCGGCCTTGGGTGTGCAAGAGGAAGGCTTATCCCATTCGTTTGTTACATTCGAAGTGTTGGGGATATTCGAGGTGTTGAACAGAGCACCCGAAATCCGTTTTTCTTGCTGCCGGAGAAGCTGATCCGTAACCCTCATGACAGCGACTTGTTCCGCATCAAAAAACCTGCGGTACAATTTGGCCTCAGTATCTTCAACCCTTCCTTCCAGGCCGAATTCCTTGCACTTGTAGGTACCCGTCTCAAAATTCCAGTCATCCCTCTGATAGGTACCATTTGCCGCACGTTCCACGGATGGCAACAACTTCAAAAGGGCCTCGATAGGTATTTTGGGATAATCCGAACTCTGTTCAGGCACATCAAACAGGGGCATGAGCTCCAGGCCGATAAACCCGCGCTGGGATGCCGTTGCGTTATACTCATAGGCAATCGCCCCCAGGTCAGGCCTTTGAATAGTCGTTCCGCTTGTTGGTCTAGGCATTTTCCTATTCCTCCATATTGATCAAATGATATTTTGCTTCGGTTAACTACTCTCCCTTATTAAACGAACACCCGCTTACGAGGTCCGAATGATTCCGGTATACTCCAGCCAGGTTGCATACAGATACAGCGCATCCCCGGCATGGGCACTCGGGGTCAACTCAATGGTCATGGTCTGCGCCCCGGCAGGCACATCAGCCGCCGCGATTGTGATAGTCGTTTCGGCCTCTGCCTGGGTAATGGTTGCCGTCACATCCTCAACCTTCGTATCACCGACATTGAAATAAACGTCAGACCCAATCGTCACGGTATTAGCATCAGCATCTTTCGCGGTCCGCAAATGCAGCACGATATCAGCCGAAACATCCAGGTCAGGGGGAAGGGGAATCTGTGTGATGAGTTCTTCCACACTCGCCGCCGCCCAAGCCCACCTCAAGCAACTGTCCGTGTCCCCGTTGACCATATCCAAGATGGGATCTGTTGCAGGTCCACCAAAAGAAACGGTGTTAGAAGCATCACCAATCATCCAGGTAGTCAGGGGAATGGGAATAAATTTCTGCGCAGACAAAAGATGCTGATAGATTTCGGCCAAAGCCGCTTCAACGGTCACTTCTGAAGTGAATCCGCCCACATCCGCAATGCTCACGGTTCCCGCAGTGGTGGATTTGACGTTATAGGGCTCCATCTCGATAATTTCGCCACTCGCCGTTACAGCCTCCAAGGAAACGCCAACAGCAGAACCACTCGAAGCATCAGAAACCTTGCCGTCTGCCGCGCCATAAAGCACCGTTCCCCTGGCTATGGCAGAATCTAAGGTTACTTCAACCTCCATCGTTCCCGGGAAGCTCTTTCCCTTGATGCTCACCGGATCGCCATCAGCAGCAGCATATTCGGTGACACCGATAAAATCTTCGCCCGCGTCTGCATACACCACCTCGGGCGGATCATTGGTTGTGCCGCCTTCAATCTTGACACGACGATATGCGGCCAGGGCTTCCCCGGCGATATAAGTCTTTTTTCCTTCTGTCCAGCTCATGTTTGTATCCCTCCCTCAAAGATAGGCTATTGTTAAATTCAAAATATCGGACCTGCGATCACCAAAACCCGTAGACTTACTGTATGGGGCCTTGCGTTCTTGGAAGCCCGGCCAAATAAGCCTTGTGAAGGTCCGGATTCTCTGCCACAATCTTCCTGACAGCATTTGCCCTGGAAAGATTTTCATCCTTCATCAGCCGCATGACCTCATCATCAAACGTCTTCCCCTGAGTCGACGCACCAAGCTCCCCGCCCGCGCCGGGATTGTCTGCACCCGCACCCTGGATAGCCGCAAGCATTTCAGCCTGCTTCTTATCCTCCGCCGATATCCCCTCTGCCGGAGGCTCCACAGCACGAATTGCCTCGAACTGCTCCACCGTTACCCCGGCTTCTACAATGGCCCTGAACTTGTCCCCGGCCTCTGCGCCAAACTGGATAGCAACCAGCCCCAAGATCCTATCGCGTTCCATATTCGCGCTATCCGTTTTCAGCTTGTCCTGGTCGATGCTCGCAACTCCCTGCGCCTGGGCCTCTTCCCGAATTTGGGTCACAAGATCGGGATATGCAGCCCCCAACGCAGCCACGGTCCCTATAATGGTCACACCCTCAATTTCCAGCTCTTTCTTCCCGCTCATTGATATGCTCCTTCTGTGTCTTTGGTCCGTTAATGACAATGCCATTTCTTTGGCCGTATCCAGATTCCCGATCTTGTCAACCAGACCGGCCACCTTTGCTTGCTCCCCTATAAAAATCTTTCCATCAGCCATGTTCCCTAACACCGTCTCCACGCTTACACCCCGGTTCCTTGCCACGGTGTCCACAAACAGGCTGTAGAAGTAATCAAGATGCCCCTCGAGGTATTCCCGGGCCTCTCTGCTCAACGGCTCCATATCATTCCCAAAGGCCTTATATTTCCCAGCAGTCAATATGGTCCTTTTAACACCATATTTCCGGTCCTCTTCCGAGTAATCGCTATGGACCATCATCACGCCGATGCTACCCACCTGGGCCGTACTCTCTGCCACAATTTTCCTGGCCGCGCTACCCACCCAATACGCCGCCGAAGCCATCAACCCATTTGCATACGCCACCACAGGTTTTTGCTTGCAGCCCTCATAAATAGTTCCGCTCAGTGTCTCCATTCCACTGACTGTCCCGCCGGGGGAATCTATATTCAGCACAATGGCTTCAACCTCGGGATCTTCCATTGCCTCCATAAACGTGTGTCCAATCCAGCCAACAGAGCTGCCATTCATGAGCCAGGAGATAAAAGAATATCGTTTCGAGATCGGCCCTGTTATCGATATGACCGCGACTCCATCCTTGACCGTATATGCCTTTCGGTTCCGGTCCCTATCTGAAAATCGTGCGGCCTCTACGGCCAACTCGGTATTCTTCCCGATATCCTGCACAGCCCGTGCTATTGCGTCATAACTTTCAGGCAGAATTCCCCACAATTGACCCTTCGAGAAATCAGTTATTTCCATTCTGATCTTCTTTTTGTGCCGGGTTCAGTTCTTGTCCCATTACTGAAGGTGCTGTTCCCTTCAGCCCCTTTTCTTCTAACAATTCTTCCTCTTCTTCCAACTGCTCCAACGTAGTCCGGAGATCCCCGCCACGCTCCGCGATCGCTTCGGCCCTTGTCTTGAGCCTGCTCTCTATCAGCATCTTATCGGCCTGAGCTGCCTTTACCGGCTCAATATCTCCCTTGGGTGTTCCTCTCCATTCTACGCGCGTAATCGCATGCATCCGTCCATAAAAATCCTTTACGGCCAACCGGCCACGCAGATACGCCTCTTCCATGAGCATGGTATAGGGCTTCTGGCACTCCTGCCCTAACCATTGTCTCTGAGCCATGAACACCCGCCAGGCATCCAACATCGCAGACCGGAATCCCGCAAAATTCGTTCCACCTACATCCTTGAAAACCACGGGATAAGGCATATTCACCGACAGTGCGATGGCCTTCTTGATCACAGTCACAAACGGTTCAAAGGTTGCCCCCGGCCTATTTGCTGAAATCGCGTGTGGCTTCTCCCCCTGATTCCCATACATGATCCCGCCTGGATCCAGCTCCTCATATCGAGTTGTCTTTGCAGATCCATCCGGATTCGTGCCTGCCTCTTCTATTCCAGCCAGCGCCGAGGCCAGCACATTCGGGTCCATGCCGTCCCCAGCCTCAATAAACAGCGCAAAGGCGGCTGTAACGACATTCGAAACAAGCTCCGCGTCCAGAAAATCATTCAGATCCCTGAAAAATTTCAACGCAGGGGCAAAGAAAGGAATCCCGCGTACCTGTTCGGGGTCTTGCGCCATAAATCCATGAAGGACTTTCCACCTATGGCCTTGCTTGGTTGGAATGCGGAGAAAATTCTTGGAATCATCGGAGAGTCTATTCAGGAATCCACCGGAAAATGCCTTCTTTATCCAATACGCTATCGCTTCCCCATATTTACCAAGCTCAATCCCTTCCTTAATATTTCCCTTACTGGCCAAATCCGTCGGCGTTTTGAGCCTCAAGGGATGAATGACCTGACAAGCCAAAGAATATGGCCTGGTCGTGTCATTCATCATAGGAAGCAAGACCAGGTATTCACCGAACTGCAAAAGACTCCTTTGCATCAGGAACTGAATAGATCCAAAGGAAAGCCGTCCCCCCGCATCTGCAAACGGTGCCCACTCCTGGAACACTGCCCGCTGTTGGGCTTGAATCTGCCGGACTTCTTCCTTTTTCATGCCCAATATTTCAGGGTCCAAGGTCGGATGAGGCGTGAGACCGGAACCTACAACCGTCGTGGCAAATGTCTCAACTATTCCGGCCGCATGGGGATCACTGTTTGTCAGATCAATGGACCGCTCTACAATCCGCGTGCGCTCCATGGCCTCTTCCTGCCGGCTCATGAGCTGCCGTGGATTCCAATTTTTCATGGACCCTTCACGCTTGGCTGCCCGTCTCGTGTATTGGTAATTTGCCACTGGTCGTAATGGTTTGTTGTTCGGCCCATAGATCAAGGGCCGCTTAAGGCTGGCCGCGATTTGATTAACCGCTTTGGAGAAAATTGCTTCCTGTGTTGCTTCCATTAATAACTCCGCCTTGGAGTTCCAATATTACGCGTCGGGCCACCTATGCCCTGTTCCACCCTGTATTGCTTCAGGAGTTCCCTTTCTCGCCGGTATAAGACTTCAAGGTTTGCATTCGCGTGAGTATGCTCGCCTGTCCCGTAGGATTGTGCTAACTCGGCATTCGCAATGGCCGCTTGTACAGCTTCCAACTTTTCTAATGTGGTTTTCAGAGCCATTTAGGGCCTCATGGGGATCCTTTCTGTTTTTGCCTATAGGATAACCCCCGATTTTGGGCAAAAATGGAAAATTGGGTATAAACAGGGCAAAGATAGGGTATAAACAGGGCAATAAATAGGGTT